GCAACAGGTAGATACTGAGTCTATTATAATTTCATCCGTAATGGGTGCGTATTAGGAGGAGATATGGCTACTACACCAAAATTAATGTATCGTGGAAATGCAGCAACATCTAACGCCACACTTTATACAGTTGGTTCTGGAAAAACTGGAATTGTTACTGATATCGTTGTAACAAATACAGATTCTGTGTCTGCTACCTTTACACTTAATCTTAATGGTACCGCCTTGCTTTCTGCAGCAACAATTGCAGCAAATAGCACAGCGACATTTGAATTAAAGCAGGTATTAGAGGCGGCAGATACTATTTCTGGTTCTGCATCTGCTACTACTGTTAAATTTCATATAAGCGGAGTTGAGTTATAGTGAGTTATTCTGTATACCCTGCTCCATCTAGTGGAATAACAACTTCAGACCTATATACTAAGTGGACTCAGATAGAATCTAAAACAGCAGATGGGTCATCCGCTTCAATTAATTTTTCTAGCATACCATCTACATATAATAAACTAAAAATTGTGTATAGAAATTTGAGACACAACGGTGTCCCATCTGGAAATGCTGCACTAAGGTTAACAGTTAATGGAAGCAATACAGCAACAGATTATTTAAGAAATACAGTTCCTTCATTAGGAACTTTATCTGACACAATTACCTCAGTATCTTTTAATTTTGTAGATATTCTAGATTATACAATTTCTTTAAATTCAAAACAAATAATATCTGCACAAGGTTTAACAACATCTTTTGGTTATCTTCAGCCAACCGCAATATCTTCATTATCTGTAGTTTGTGATCAAACTTTAGTAGAAGGAACAGTAACTCTTTGGGGTGGTAAGTATTAATGTCAACAGTTAGTTCAACCAGTAAAGTAGCATACATGTATGACCAAGCGTCAGACACTTGGTATGCTGTTGCTGGTACTGCTAACACAAATGTTGCATATAACTGGAATGCTGCTCATACTTTTGGATCTGTTGTAACTGTTAATGATGTTATTCGTGCCAAGGGTGGAGTAAATAGATTTCAAAACCCTACCGCCAGAAATACAATAATCCCATCTCCTGTTAAAGGTACAGTTTGTTTTGTTGAGCAAACAGACGGCGGTACTGATATTAACCAAGTTCAAATTTATAACGGCACATCATGGGTAGGAATGTTAGATACCGAAACCCTAGTAACAAAAACTTCTGATTATACTTTAGGTCTTGCAGATGCAGGAAAAACTATTCTTGTTGATTCGACTCTATCTAGAAACATCACTATTCCAACAAATTTGTCTGTTCCATTTGCAATTGGACAAACCTTAAAAATAAATAGGCTAAATACTGGCGCTGTAAATATAGTAGGCTCATCTGGAGTTATTATAAATAGTAGACAGGCTTCGACATCGATTGCAGAAAGATATGGAGTTGTAACTCTTATAAAAACAGATTCTGATACTTGGCTATTATATGGCGACCTACTTCTTTCTTCTTCTTTTATTTCAACACCTACCCCTACCCCAACACCTACTCCTACTCCTACTCCAACAATAACTCCAGCACCTACCCCAGCACCTACCCCAGCACCTACCCCAGCACCTACACCTACTCCAACATCAGCACCAGAACCAACACCAACACCAACACCGACACCGACACCAACACCAACACCAACACCAACACCGACACCAACACCAACTCCAACACCAACCCCAATTCCAACAGTAACCTGTGGATCTCAATATGGAACGACTACTGGAGGAGTTTATAGCGGATCATGTCCAGATGGGTCATGTCCAGGATGTACTCATTATCAAGAAGCCTGGTATAAGTGTTCTGACGGAACTACAAGTTCTACTAAGATATATGTTGGACTTGGATGTTCTACCCCAACACCAACCCCAACTCCGACTCCTACACCAACAACAAATTGTACTGATACAAGTCTTTTGTCTTCATCTCAGTGCGCTGACTGTGGTATGGTTTGGAGTCCTTTGTATGGTGAATGTATTTATGAATCATCGCCAACACCAACACCAACACCTACCCCAACACCTACACCAACACCTACACCTACACCTACACCTAATCCATGCTCTGGAGATATTTCTCTTCTTGGCCCAAGTGCGTGTCAGTCTTGTGGATATTATTATTCAACCCAATTTGGAGAATGTATTGATATGCCTTCTCCAACCCCAACACCAACCCCAACACCAACCCCTACTCCTACCCCTACACCAGCACCGACACCTTCGCCTTGTGTTGCAGGCTCATGGGCATATTCTGAAACACCATGCCAAGATGGAACAGAATATGGATATAGATATAATGCAGACTGCAGTATGTATTGGTCAACAAGATCTTGTTCAAGTTCCCCAGCGCCTACCCCAGCGCCTACCCCAGCACCAACTCCAGCGCCTACCCCAGCACCAACTCCAGCGCCTACCCCAGCACCAACTCCAGCGCCTACCCCAGCGCCTTGTGAGTGCGTAATGGATGAATGTTGGATGGGATGTCCTGCATGCTGTAATGGTCAGTGCGGATGCTAACTTAGTGTATAATGTATAAAAAGGAGAAAAATGGCCAAATTTGCATTCGTAGTAAATAATTCAGTGAAATATGTTCTTTCACTTACTTCAGATTCAGAAGTTAATAATAAATGGATTGCTGCCTTAAAATCTGATATTGTTTTTAAAGATGCATCGTTAAACTATGGACTTGCTCCGTTAGATTTATTTATAGATAATAAATTTTATAAAAATAATAACGGTAACTTGGTCGAAGTTGTTGAAAATGAAGACTGGCAAAACTCAGATGCCATTAGAATTGCAGGAATTATAGATGGAGAGGTGATTGGCATGAGAATAATAAATAAAGATGCCTTTTCAGAAGAAGATTTGCAAAGAATTGTAGATGCTTTCTTGTCAAATTCATCTATCATTGAGATAAGTGAAGATTCTCAGGTATCCATAGGATGGAACTGGGATGGCGACAATTTTTCAGAACCGAGCAATTAATGTCTGAAGAATTATCAGCATGGCAAAAATATAAACAAAATTTAGGAGAAACCAGGCCATGGGATTTGGTAAATCCTAATAGTGAATGGGTTTCAGAAGAAGTGTCTTCTTCACGTTATGAAATATGCAAGGCATGCCCAGAATTGATAAAATTAACCAAACAGTGTAAAAAGTGTGGATGCTTCATGTATGCAAAAACTAGATTAGAAAAAGCAACTTGTCCGATAGGAAAATGGTAATGAATAAAATCGAAATTGCTCCAGGAATAATGATTTACAAAGATGTAATAGATGGATACGAGTCTATCATTACTGATATAGAGGATGCTGTATTATTAAAGTCAGCATCATGGTCCCCTGCAGGAGTAAAAAGTGGAGAGCAGAATGGGGTAGATACAACCAAAAGAGATACTCTAACTATAGGTATTCCATATTCTGCAACGCCACAAGAAGATTTATCTAGTCCCTCTAAGGCGTTTTACTCTATTCTGGGCGGTATATTCTTTAATGCTTTTGATCCAGTAGAAAAAGATTATGCAAGAACTTATATGATTGATCTCCCATGGCATGACACATATGGAATACTAAAATATGGTGTGGGGCAAAAATTTGTAAACCATATAGACGATCATACAGATTATCACAGAAGAGTGTCTTTTGTATATTATTTAAATGATAACTATACTGGAGGAGAAATTAATTTCCCAAGATTTGATATATCGTACAAACCAAAAGCAAATGAAATGTTAGTTTTTCCATCAACATATGTATATAATCATTCTGTATCAGAGGTCACAGAGGGAGAACGCTACGCCGTTGTAAGTTGGTTAAGATAGTGTGGTATTATTTATAATATGTCTACTATATTTATAAGTATTCCTTGCTATCAAGATCCAGAAATATGGGAAACAGTTTCAAGTTTTTATAATAATGCTACTAATCCAGAAAATGTTTATTTTGGAATTACTAATCAGACAGATTCTCCAGAATTACACAAGGAAATGCTTTTAAAATTCCCAAATGTACAAATGCATATCTTGGAGCCTGGATCTTTGCCAGGGTGCCAGCCAGCAAGATTAAAGTCCCATGAGTTTTATGATGGGCAGGACTACTATTTAAACATGGACTCTCACATGAGAGCAGTTAAAGATTGGGATTCTAGGCTAATAGCAGAATTAAATGAAACAAATTTTATATACGGACCTTCAGTGCTAACTGGATACGTTGCAGGATATGACAAAGATGAATACGGAAAAGATATAATTCCTGAAGTTACATATACTACAGTTTTTAGAATGAATGAAAAAAATATAAATCATTTTATAAATCATGGCATTCCTCAGTTTATTTCCTTTCCTCATGAAACCAACAAGCCAATACCATCTCCGTACATCTCTGGTCATTTTTTCTTTACTACTGGTCAAGCAGTTTTAGATTCACCTTTTGTTGAAGATGTATTTTTTACAGAAGAAGAAATTTTTATGGCTGTTAGATTTTTCACTGCTGGATATAACTTATTTCAACCGACTACAACATATGTGTATCATAGATATGGAAGAAACAATCGTAGACTTTTTTGGGAAGACTTTCCTGAACATTGGTATGAAAATGATAAAAGGTCAAGAGATTTTGTAAATAATGTTTTACAAAACAATATAATTGATCCTAAAAAGGGATTATTTAATAAAAGAACTTTAGACGAGTTTGAGGAATATTCTGGAATTAATTTTAGAAAAAGAGCGTTATCAGATTCGGTAATTAAGGGTACATCGTATTTATAAAATAAAAATATCCCAGAGCCAAACAATATGAATGACCCTGGGATATTTTATTTATTTATTGCGGGAATTTACCAATCCATTCTTTTGTCCTTGGTGTTATTCCTTTCCAAGCACTCCAGTTTTCTCCGCCATTTGACATATGAAATGCGATTTGTGCATTTACAACTGGATTAAACAAGTCTGCATTGTGATCTAGGTCATATTTATTACGACGATCAGGACCAAGCATTCCGAGCATATTTATCTGGAAAATTCCATAAGAACTGTCTCCAGTTTTAGTATTTCCATTGAATGCAAGTGGTCGACCATTACTTTCTTTTTTAGCAATAGCCCATGCCTCCTTGAGATTTTGACCTTCAAATCCTACTAATTTAAGTAGTATCTTTAGGTCTTTATCAGATAGAGATGTGGCGTTGTTGTATTTTTCTAACTGATCTTCTTTAGCCTCAGAAACACTTTTGGCCTCTTTCGAGGCCTCTTTTGTTTCTTCTAGCACGATAGGTTTTATATCGTTTAATCGGTTTTCAGAAGCATTAGCAGCGTTTGACCAAACGGCAAACATAGCCAATATGCTGAGTGTACCAATGATGTTCTTGTTATTATTCATAAAAGTAATCATAGTTTCCTCCTTAGAAACAGATAACACCTTTTTAGGGGTGTTATATTACTTCCTAGTATAACACAGTTTGAGCCAGATAGTCAAACAATGATATAATAATCTTCTATGGCTGAAATAACTAATAACTATGGTCTAACATATCCAGAAGCATCTGACGCTGTAAATGTTCATAATGATATTAAAAAATTAGCGGATGATGTTGATGATGCAATATCTTCTCTTGACGCATCAAATGTGCGGGTAAAGGTAACAAATAACTCAGGCTCAACCATAGGTGCAGCAAAACCAGTTTATGCAACAGGACACACGAATAACAAAACAACAATATCTTTGTTTACCTTTGGACTCTCTGATGATAAACCATTTTTGGGATTAACAAAAACTTCTTTAAATAATGGAGAGTCTGGAGAAGTGGTTGTTGCTGGAGTTTTAACAAATGTCAATACAAGTGGATTTCCTGTAGGGTCCTTGCTTTATGTAGATTCTTACGGAGCATTGACTAATACTGTCATTGGTGGCGCAATCGGAATTGTGGCTGTATCTAACACATCTACTGGCGTGATTGTTATTCAGGCAAAAGGAAATGGGACATGGGGAGCATTGAAGGCTGGATTAGCCTAATATGATATAATAATTAAATGGCTCAGTTACGTGGATCTGCTTCTTCATATGATATAGGGAATAAACCTCCAACAATTGTTTGGACTATTGTGAGAGGAGATACTGCATCATTTAAGGTTTATGTAACAGACGATGAAAAGCAGCCACTAAATATTCCAGACTGGAATATTAATATGAAAATAAAACGTCCCAACAATACAGTTAACTTAGGCAAAATTACAGACGACGCTACATTAATTTTATCGCTAACACCATTAGCCGATGCAGATGATCAAATAGGAGAATTTACAGTATCATTATTGTCATCAGAATCACAAATTCTTGAAACGGGAGATATCTTCGATATTCAATTGTCAAACGCAACATATGTTTGGACAGTTGCTCAGGGTAGCATGAAAATTCTTGAAGATGTAACAGATTAATGGCATCGGCAAAAATATTAGATAAAAATCAAAACAAATTAAAACTAATAAATGCAGTATCATATGCAATAATTAACGTAGCAGATAATACAAGAGTAACTAAGATAAATGAAGTTCTTCCTTTTAGAGTTAAGTTTACTAATATAGGGATTGAAGGATATAGCAAAACAAACCCAGCAGGCATCGGCATTGCGGTAATTGGTTTTAGCAACTACATCCTTTAATAATATAAAAATGGAGGTTATAATATAGCCATGGCAAAAATATCAATACCAGCCGTAAAAAGTAAGTTCCAGACTGGTGATCGTCCTACTCAGCAGGATTATGAAGATTTGATTGACACCCTTGCTGGTGCAGGAAACGATCTTGGCTCTTCTGGAAATAATGAAAACACAATCTCTGGCATTGAAAATGTCACAGTGATAGATAATTTTGACGCCACCGAATGGCGTATGGTCAAATACTTGGTCTCAATTGCAAAAACAACTGCGGGAGATAACAAGTTTTATGCAACAGAGTTGACCATCTTGGTAGACGGTACAAATGTAAACGTCTCTGAGTATGGCACAATAGACAATGATGGGAATATTGGCACCATTAGCGTCTCCAGGGCTGGAAATACAGTATCCTTGACGGTTACTCCAGATCCTGCGATTAAGCCAGTCACAGTTCGTTATGCACGAATTGGACTTAAGGCATAACTAAGGAGATAAAAAATGGCAACAGTCGTAAAAGACTTTAAGGTAAAGAATGGTCTGATTGTTGAAGGCGAAACAGGTACCATCAACAACCATGATATTCTTACAAAGAAAACAGATGACCAAAACTATATTATTGGTCTTATTGGCGGTTCTTCAGATTCCGCTAACACCCCAAATACAGTTGTAAA